AGGTAATACTGACCCAACTGCGGGGAAGGGCTGAGGTTGAGGCTTTCGCCCAGCAGCGCGCCGGCAAGGATCGTGCCGGCATCGCATTCCTGCAAGGCGGGGTTGACGGCCACGGCGCTGGTGATCGCGGCGGTAAAGCGGCGGGCGCGGGCCGGGTCGCGCAGCGTACTGGCGATGAGGTTCTGATACATTTTGCTGTTGATGGCAACGCTGAATTTTTGCTTCTGCGGGGCGCTGTTAAGAGATTGTGTCATACTGCATACCTTCCTTTTCCATGAATGCTTTCAGTGCTTTCAGCTGCGGCAGTGTGCCCGTCACAGCGAACTTGGCAAGATATTTCTTCTCGGCGTGTGCGGCAGCAGGCGCCGGGGCGGCTGCCGGGGCCTGTGCGGGGCTTTCCGCCTGCGGGGGTGTAGCGACCTCGTGCGGCGGGGCGGGCTGCTCCACCGCCCTCTTGGCGGCCTCAGCCTCAATGGCTGCCTTGGCCTTGGCTTCGGCCTCCTGCTGAGCCTGCTGGCGGGCGCGGCGTTCTTCGGCAGCGCGGCGCTGTGCTTCCAGCTGCTTGTGGCGCTGCTGCACGATCTGGCAGGCAGAACCAAGGTCGAGCGATTTCTGATATTCGACCATGATCTCGTCACGGTCCGGGTTTTCCTCCAGCGCGGCGCAGTCACGGACAATCTTGGTGACGCTCTGGGTGATGGCGGCCTTCATGGCCTTGGGTGTGCAGGTCAGCGTGACCTTGAGATTCATCTGTTCAAACTTCAGCCAATCCAGCCCGAAGCCGCTGGTCAGTTCGGTAAAGAAAGCCCGGACATCGTCCTCTTTCTGCTGCTTGATGCCGACCTCCACATCAGCAATTTTCTTGCCAAGCGCTTCATCGGCGGCTTTGTAGGGGTTCGAGACGCATTCTTTGTAGACAGCTTCAAACTGTTCGTAGGGGGTCATAATGGCCTTTTTGACGGCCATGCGCTGGGCCTCGTAACCCTCCAACTCCTTGCGGACTTCGGTGCGGATCTTCTTGACATCGGTGCGGGTTTCCTCGGTCACGGCCAGAGCCATGACGGCGCTGGTCCGCTGCTCGATTTTAGCTTTGACATCCCGCAGCCGCTCCTCGATGATGGGCAGCTGCTTGAGGTTGATAACTTGCAGTTGTTCGGAATTTCCGTCCATGTGGTATACTCCTTTCTTTGTGTGCGGGGTTTAGAAAAACTCCCGCGTAATGGTGATTTTCTCGCGTGTCTTAGCGCCGAAGTTGCCGCCATCCAGCATCCCGGTCTTGCGGAATGCCTCCTCGGTGTAGATGTCCGGGCAGGCCGTCATGCCGTTGACGGAGCGGTGGAAAGCGGAAAACGCCTGCATGGCGGTGGCCCTGGATGGAGCTTCAACCTCCGTCCAGCCGCCCTTGTAGGCCATGCCGCTGCTGCCGTAGGTGAAATAGAACTTCATGGTGTACCTCTCATTCTCCGAAGCATTCGGTGACTTCCCACGCATTGCGGGTCGTCATGCACTGGTCGCAACCAACGATCTCGTTGTCGGCGCTGATGTAGATGGTTTCGCAGGTCTGCTCGCAGATCGGGCAGACCGGGTAGGTAGGGTCTTTGCCGTCACGGTAGCCAGAGTTCCGCAGGTTGCGGATGTAGGCGGCATCGGGCAGATTACTCACGGCGGCCACGCTCCTTATCGTCCAGCTTGAACCAGATTCCAAGGCAGGTATTTACGCCCAGCAGACAGCTGATGAACAGGATCACGCCGTTCAGCAGGGGCATATCGCCATCGGCCACGGAAACCACGGCCATCAGCACCACCAGCATCAGCGCAAGGCAGACAAACTGCATTGCCTTTTTCAGCAAACGGATCATGCTTCACCCTCCCATCTGCACCGGCCCGGCAGCGTTGCCATGATGACATCCCCCAGAACATGGGCAATGTCATCGGGCAGACCCAGTTCCGGGCCGTAGGCGCTGGTCAGAACCACAGTGCCGAAGATCTTCGTGCAGGCCAGAAAGCTGGCAACCTCGTTGACAACGGGCCTCGGCCATTGCAGGCGGGCGTCCTCGTCAACCATCAACAGGTAGTGACCCTCGATGTTGCGGACGGGAACGGTCTCCACATAGCCGCCGACAACTTTCTGCACATCCTCCAACGCCGGTGCGGTAAAGGTCTGCACCCGCATATCGCCGTTAGTGGCAATTACAAGTCCTCGCATCATTTTCTGTCCTCCTCTCATAAAATCCCGCGAGCTTTGAGCTTGATTTCCATTTCGTCCATCCGTTCCTTGGCATCGGGGCGGTCCATAAAGGCGTAGAAGCACTTCGTAAAGGCTGCCGCAAAATTTTCCATGTGTTCATCAGATGCGCCAAGGGGATTTTTTGTTTTGATTTCTTGCGAGGGCATCTTGGCTCCTCCTGTACGTTCACTCCCTTGGGTGGTACAATAGCCAATGAAGGGAGGTGAAATTATGAAGATTGAATTAGATTGCGTCCGTGATGTAATGCTTTGCGTTGAAGAAAATACCGGACTGCGCCAACGGTGTTATTTCATCGACTACTCCTTAAACGATGCGCAAAGTTACATTGGCGATTTGGCCGAAACGCCAGAATATCAAACCGTCTTGGAAAAGCAGTATGACAATGAGGAATTGCTGTACCACCTGAAATACTGCATCGAATCCGGCTTGCTTGTGGCGGATGCGCCAAGCGGCCTGTATCAGATGTGGGTCTACGATCTCACGCCTAAAGGCCATGAGTTTCTTGCCAACATCCGGAATAAGAACATCTGGAGTAAGGTCAAGGGGCTCGTTTCTAAGGCCGGCTCAAACGGCGTTGACGTTGTCATAGAAATCGCCAAAGCCGTTGCCGTAGAAACAGCCAAAGGCTTTTTGCTGAAAGGCAAATGAGATAAAGCGTTTCGTATTGGTTCACCTCCTTTTGTCAAAAGCTCGTTTGTAGATTATTCATCTACATCACTGGCAAAAAAAATCGGTTCTTTCTCTTCGATAGAGATTTCCAGCAGGTCGCAAAGTCCCTTGATCTCCGGTGCAGTGAACTCGGTCTTATTGTTGATCTTGTTCAAAAAGCCCTGGTACGACAGGCCAATCTTCGCTGCAATGTACTTCAACTTGTAACCGGAACTCTCAATCTTGGCCTTGAGCAAATCGGTATTCGTCATTTTTGTCACCTCTTTTCGTAGTTGGCGTGTAGATGTTTCATCTACTGGTTCGTATATTACCACCATGTAGCTTGATTGTCAACAATTTTTTATCAAAACTTGAAAAATTGTTGACGCTGGAGCTACTGCGTATTATAATAAAGGCATCAGATTCAAGGAGATAAGAAGAATGACGATTGGACAGAGAATCAAAATCCGCCGCGAAGAACTTAATATGTCTCAGGACGACCTCGCAAAAAAGGTTGGATATAAGTCACGGTCATCAATCAATAAAATCGAACTGGACCTGTATTCTTTGAAACAGTCCAAAATCAAAGCCATTGCGGACGCGCTGGAAACAACGCCGTCCTACATCATGGGTTGGGATGAAGAAGCCGAAGAAGCAAAAAAGGCTGCCCCCAGTGAAGAGGACAGCCTTAATGCAGAAATTATCAAGTTGTTTATGGGTCTGACTGCCGATCAGAAGAAAGAGGCGCTGAATTATCTGCGCTACCTTTCAACGAAATCAGAAAATCCCTGAACGCGATTTTATCATCGTAGGACAGGCCGGACAATAGCATGGTGAGTTCCTTCAACTCATCGGGGTTCATACCACTTCACTCCATTCCCAAAAATATTGCCGGCACAATGGCATTATAGCACAGGCACACGCTTTTTGCATGAAAATGCAAGAATATAGCAAAAGAATGTAAAATCAATCGAGGAGGATGTTACTATGGCACGTTGCAGAAAATGTGGCAAGAGCGGCTTGTTCTTCAAAGTCAACTCCGAGGGCTATTGCGAATACTGCGCCCAGCAGCTGCGGGATGAAGAAATCGTCCGCCACAACCAAGAGCATAAGCGCCAGATGGCAATGGCTGCAGCTGCCGCAGGTGTCAAGCCTGCCGAGCCGGTCAGTGACCTGAAGTACACGCTTGGCTTGATAGGCAGCAGCACCCTCACACTGTACGCAAATCGCATTCAGACTCATATCGGCAAGACGAGTGAAACCATTCCGCTATCTGCGGTTCTGACCTTTACGGTAGAGGAACACAGCATCGGCGCTTGTACTGTTACCGTTGCCACAGCGCAGGCGGCCACAGCAACCATGAATCTCGGTTATGGCCTTGCCAGTGCAGTAGGCGGTGGCAATCATCAATATCAATTTCCTCGTACAGAACTGCCTACGGCCTATAAAATGCGCGATTATATCGCCAACTGGTCGGTCGCTCAAGGTGCAGCTACCGCACCGCAGCCCGTTCAGCAGGTAGTGGAGCAGAAACCGTCTCCCGCCGATGAAATCCGCAAATACAAGGGCCTGCTGGATGACGGTATCATCACGCAGGAAGAATTTGAAGCTAAGAAAAAGCAACTGCTGGGCCTGTAAATTTGAAAGGAGCGTGACGGCATGAGAAAAAAGTCCAACCTCAATGCGGCTACTCGTGCCGTCATCTATGCCAGGTATTCCAGCGCCAACCAGCGCGATTGCTCCATTGAGCAGCAGGTAGCCAAATGCCGCGAGCTGGCCGCTCGTCTCGGCCTGACCGTCATCGATGTGTACGAAGACCGCGCCATCAGCGGCAAAACGGACCGCCGCCCGAACTTCCAGCGCATGATGAAAGATGCCGATCTGCGGCAGTTCGATGTAGTTCTTGCATGGAAGTCCAACCGCATGGGTCGGAATATGCTGCAAGCCATGACGAATGAGGAACGGCTGCGCGATAACGGCATCCGTACCGTCTACGCCGAGGAAGATTTTGACGATACCGCTGCGGGCCGCTTCGCCCTGCGGAACATGATGAATGTCAATCAGTTCTATTCGGAGAACATGGCTGAGGACATCACGCGCGGCCTGATGGACAATGCTGCAAAGTGCCTGTCCAACGGCAGCCTGCCGCTCGGCTACAAACCGGGCGATGACCGCCATGTCGTGCTGGATGAAGCAGAGGCAGCTATCGTGCAAGAGATCTTTACTCGCGTGTCGTGCTATGAACCGTTCATCGACATTGCCCGCGATCTGAACCGCCGGGGCATCAAGACGAAAAAAGGCTCCGAGTGGGGGCGCAGCAGCTTTCACACGATCTGCCGCAACGAGCGGTACAGGGGCATCTACATTTACCGCGATGTTCGCATTGAGGGCGGTATGCCGCGTATCGTCTCGGACGAGCTTTTCTACAAAGTGCAGGAGGTATTGAAAGTGAAGAAGAACCCGCAGGGCCGCCGTAAGCGCAGCGGCTATGAAGAATATCTGCTGACCGGAAAGCTGTTCTGCGGCCACTGCGGCAGCCCCATGACGGGCATCGCTGGCACCAGCAAGACCGGGGCCATGCACTATTACTACACCTGCCAGAAACGCCGCACTGACCACAGCTGTGATAAGAAAGCCGTCCGCCGCGACCAGATTGAGAGGGCCGTGGGCGTTGCTATTCAGCAGCAGCTTCTCACCGATGAAAATATTCAGATGATGGCCGACAAGTTGATGGAGTACAACGCCCGCACGGAAACCAAATATCGTTTGCAGGGGCTGCAGGATCAGCTGAACGCCAACAAAACGGCAACTGCCAACATTTTGAAGGCGATTGAAATGGGCATCATAACGGATGCCACGAAAGCCCGTTTGCTGGAGCTGGAAAAGGAGCAGGGCCAGCTGCTTGTCAAGATTGACGAGGCCAAGGCCGAAATGGTTCCCATCAGCCGTAATGACTTTGTCAAGCTGCTATATATCTACAAAGAGGGCGAACCGACTGACAAAAAATATCTTGCCGCCCTGTTTGACAACTTCCTCGTCCGGGTCGATCTGTATGACGATCACCTCAAGATTACCTTTGACCCGACAGGAGGACGGCAGCCGATAGATATGCCCAGCGGCGCGGAAGAATCTCCCGAAAGTCCGGGCGATTCTTCCGAATCCTCGGATTTTGAAGCATCCTCACAGGATGCAGAAAAGTTCGTTTTGGCTCTCCACAACTGCACCAAACGGAAGCCCCGAACTTAGGTTCGGGGCTTTTCGTTTGGTCTTGCGGTGAAGAGGATTTGAACAGGGCGACGGCGCCGCAGCGCCGGGGCAAACTGTCCTGCGGACAGTTCGCCAGCCTGCGGGTGCTTTACTTTTTACGCACCTCACGATGCAAAGGCAGCGATTAAGATGTTTGCGCAAAAAGGGAATTCATCCATCGATGAATTCCCTTTTTGCTCTTAGTATTTTATGGAACATTTAGTCACGAATTCCAGCCATGACAGATTATAGCATATGTACCTTCTGAAGTGTAGGCCCCTTCTGTGTATCCACAAGAAGGACATTTCCACTCATAAGAAAGAAGAAAATTGTATACACCATCAGTTCCTTGAGCCATGCTGAGACAGCTTTGTTCTTGAACAGGGAGCTTTTCGCTGTTAGTTAGAGTTGCACGCATTTCGGCTTTACAAGTTGGGCATACCGGGACTTTTTCAGAGGTTTCGATTAAAACTTTGGATAAAGTATCCTCAGGAGTCAGAGGGTTACCACCATGATATAAAACTTCCAAGGGCTTTTCTTCTAGGTCTTCGTTAAGGCCTGAGAAGATTTCTGATGTCTCAGATGGATTCTCTGGTGTCATCGAGCAAGCCGAAAGCGCAACACATACACTTAACAAAAAAAGGCTCCATCTCATATACATAGCCATGGCTCACCCATTCCAGCCGTGACAAATTCTAACATCCTCGCCTGTATCAACGCTATATTCTGCGGAT